GCAAAATTATTTGTGCAAGTGTCAGTAGATTGATCTATTGCTGTAAGGTTATTAACTGTAAAGTTATTAGAACCAGCTACATCATTTCCTAAAGCTGAACTATCTTCAAAATCTAAATAAAATCCATTTGTGCCAAAGGTTAAATCAGATACATCTTTTGGTTTCCATATTCCTGTGTCTTCGTCAAATTCTCCAAAAAAAGTTGCATTATGATCTACTCCATCTAAAAAAACATATTCACATAAATATCCACTAATAAAATTTGTATTAGAACCACCATTTCTTCCTATTTCTGTGTGAACACTACTTACTGTCCTAATAGGTGTATTTTGACTAGGTTGTGATTCTGTTGAAAAAGATGTTTCTTGTACTCCATTTACATACATTCTTGCTCTAAATGATGCATTTCCATGTGTTGTATCAATTTGATAAACTATATGATTATATGCACTTGGATCTCTAAAAACTCTATTTGTTTGTAATTGTATTACAACAGAACCAGAACTATTATAAGCTAAAAAATCAAGTGTATTACCAGAACTGTATCTAATAAATGTTCTTAAATTATTACTTGAACTACTATCTCTTGCTTGAAAAATTTGTTGTGTTAAATCTTGTTTAGAAAATTTAATCCAAAAAGACCATGTACATTTTGTTGCTGTTGCACTTGAACTAAATGTTCTATTCAAATAATCACTACTTGAATTATCTGATCTTAATGAGTTAGCTACATCATAGCCTGTGTCTTTAACTGAGTTAGTTGGTAAAATTAATGTCATAAATTAAATATTTAAAATTGGAAATTGACCAAGCGGTCTTGTAACTGAACCGTCCTCTTGTTCGGTATAAGTATATAAAGTTATTAAAGCTTCAACGTTAGCGCAACCGTCTATTGCCGTTTGCATTTCGTTACATTTTGAACGAACATTTGTTCGATGATTTGTAACTGAACTTGGTACTGTATAACTTGTAACCTCAGTTGCTTTTGTAACGTACCAATCAGTTTCAGCTAATATTCCACTTGCTTGATCGTTTATTATTCTTTTTTTTATTGTTTTAAGTCCCTCAACTTTAACATCGCCGACGGATTTATCACTAGGTAATAAACCGTCGTCGCTATCTTGTTGCGTCCATAGACTATCTGCTATTGCTTTCGATGTTGCTGAACCATAACTAGATGTTACTTTGTCTGCCGAACTATCATAAGCAATTGTTTCGTTTGTATTTATGTAATATTCCTCATCTTTTTTATTTGTGTGGTTTATCTCAATTTCATAAATTCCAATTGCTTTTAATTCTGCCTCACTCCATAAACTAAATATTTTACTTGGATATTGAACGTCACCAATTGTCAAAGATTTAGGATAGGCTATTGTTTTTGTTACTGTGTTACTCTCTACTATTGCATACATATTATTCTATCCTATTAAGTTGCTGATAAGTTTAATGTTCTACCGACCTCTTGCCATACTGCCCCGTTATATTTAAAGACCATTATGTCCGTTTTACCTGAGGTTGATGTAAATGTTGGTGCAGTTGAACCCGCAAACTCAAATACTGTGTTAAAAGCTATTGTATGAGAACCACCATATTGAATTTCAACACATATAAAAGCACCCTCAACAGGGTTAGTTGGTACACCAAAAGTAGTGTTTTCTGTTGTTAGATGATATGCGTTTGCTTTTGCTTGAGTGTCCCAAGCGGTCGCGTTTGATGATGATGTTAAAGCTTGTTGCGGTATGTAAGCTAAATCATTAAATTTTATTGCACCCGTACCTTTTGTAGTAAATTCTATTCCAACATTTGTGTCGCCACCTGTTGCGGATAAGACAGGGTTATTTCCTGTTGAAGCATTTGCGATTGTAAATTCATTAACTGCACTACCTGTTTCTGAAAACTTTAATAATTCTAAAGTACCATCGCCAATAGCATTACCGTTGACATCTAATTGACCACCTAATTGCGGTGTAGTATCATTTACTAAATCTGCTACAACTGAACTATCTAACCAATTAACCGTGTCTGCTGAATAATCTAATTGTGCTAAAGATATGTCGCCTGAACCATCATAAAATTTTAAAGTTGGACTTGTAGCGGACGTAGTATCTAACCAAATTGTCCCTGCTACTGCGCCACTAGGTCTTGATGAACCTGAGTTAGACGAGTTAATTGCCGAAAGTACGTTATTTATGTCAGAACGTGTGTTCGGAAAAGATTGATTGCTTATAACGTAATCGTGTTGAGCCATGTTGTTACTTTCCTTTTGTTATTAATATCCTCTAGCAATATAATCGAATTGACGATCAATTGCTGAGTTTGAACTGTTAAAAAAATTTACTTGAAAGCCTGAGGCGGTCTTACTTGTTATTGTGTAATAATCGCCACTAGCCATATTATCTATTGCTAAACCTAAAGCATAGCTTGTTGTTTTCATTATTGGACTAAAGCTAATTGCTTTAACTCCCGATGATGTTGTTTGGTCGCTTTCACTAATAACTCTATCAGGCATATCAACTTGAACTTTTAATTGTGAAATTAAAGGTGTTGCTGAACCATTATCCGATGTTAATTTTGCTCTAAACTTTAAATATCTTGAATAAACTTGAGTTGATGTAAATACTTGATAGCTTGTAAACGTAGAATTATCACTTGAACTTGCATATAAAATTTGTGTTCCACATTTACTAGGTGCGTCGCCATCAAAATTATTAGGTTCAGTATCAAAAAATCCTGTTGCGTTATCTGTTGAAGTAGAAATATTATCAAATAATCTATCTCGATCGCCTACACTTTGAGTTATTTGTGCAGTAATTTGAGCCGTTTGTAACGAACCTAAATCATAAGTATTTTCAAAATCGTAAGTTCCGTTTGATACTAAGTTTGCAGTAGTCGTACCACCGTCAAAATTTTTTGCAGTTGCGTCATCTACATTACCTGAACCACTATCAAATAATTCTGAGGTTGCTAACATTAAAACATTTTCTGCAACCGCAGTTGATGAAACTGTCCCACCATAATTAGTGTGTTCGTTTACAGTTTCTAATAAATTTAAGTTATTAATATTTGCCGTACTATTATAAACAATAGCAGGGTTAGTTGACATATTTCCAATTTTATCAACTGCATAGCATAAAAAAGCACCATTAATATTTTGTATTGTAACACTTGTTGCAGGTCGCCCAACCTTTTTAATTAAAACAGTTGAGTTTTGAAAGTCTGCATTACTTAAAGTATTCGCATAATTAATTGTAATATGACTTAAATCTAAATCTGTTGGTGCGTCCCAAGACAAAACTAATTGATTGCCGTTTGGTTCGGCTCTAAAGTTTTCTATATCACTTGGCGGTGTTGTTTTACCAATTACCAGATGATTAGCAGTTACATAAGAACTTGAAACTCCAATAGTATTTATAATTTTACCTCGTAAATTATAAGTTATTCCATCTTCAACGTTACCAATAACAAAAGTATTGTTGCTTGATCTTCCTGCAAAAATATAGGTACTGTCCGTAGATTTTTTGTATTCTAATTCGTATTGACCAATAAAAGCTTCCGTTGGTTCAGTTATAGTTGCAGTTAATTCAACTGATACAATTCCGTCATTTGAAGCAACCATATTATCGCTAGTTGTTATTGAACTAGGCGCAGTTACCGAGTTAGGACTTGGTAAACTTATTGCGCTTGCGGTTGCTAACGTTACTTGTTCACTACCTGCGCTAAAATCAAATACTGTGTCTGCGTATTCTTGCGCTATGATACTTACGGTTAAATCTGCATTTAAAGTATAAGTTAAAATATAAAATTTTTTTGCAGTAAAGCCTAATTTAGAGCTAGTTAAAGCAAAAACGTCGCCTACTCCTAAATCTAAATGTTCAGGCTTTAATAATAAATCTAAAGTCATCATTTGTCGTGATTGTTTTAGAACAATCAACGCCAAACGTTGAGCCTCAACTGAGTTAGTTGTAAATGGTAATTCTATTTCATTAACAATCGTTTCGCCGTCGCTTGTTTGATAACTTGAACTTTCCTGAGTATTAAATTCTTTAAGACTAAAATTAGTATCAGCGTCAACAAAAGTACCTTTAACTTTATTATAAAGTTGCGATCTTTTTGGACGTGTAGCAATTCTTAAATCCCCTGCTAAATCATTGTCTGTTAAAGTTCTTGTTGAACTTGTTGCTTTACCAACTTTTAATTTAAACTTACCTTGTTGATAAGTTAAAGTTCCCGCGCAACTACTGACTAAATCCTCAATAGCCTCGACAGGTTTTTTATTTAATAAAATAACACCATTACAAGTGTAACGATTTTGTGTTCCGCCTGTTACAGAAATACTATCATCACAATCAGATCGTGCTTGTTGAAAACTTGCTAAATCTATTTCACTTGTACTAGCCCCTAAACCCTCGCTTGAAATTAAATAATTATAAATAACGTTAGCAGGATTATTAGAATAAGCCGTAGCACTTGTTGAAACATTTAATATTTTTTTACCCTCAATAACTGCACTAATATTTGGTATTCCATTAGGGTAAACATCAACATCATAAGTTAATTTTACCATTAAATATGCAATACCCTTTAATGTATGTGAACTTGTCCAAACTGTACTTGCACTATCTAAAACTGTATCAACAGTTTGATTAGTTGCGCCAAGATGTTTTATAATTTGTGCTTTACCGTTAAACGTTCCTGTATTAACATTTCCTGAGCCGTCTAAATGTCCACTTTGTATTTCTGTATCATTAAAAAAAACTGAACCTATACTATTTACTTCGTGTCCACATAAAGCAATTACTAAATATAAATCTTTATTGTCGTTTAATGTTTCAGCGTGTACGATTGCACCACCTTTTCTAACTGAGCCATAAATAATTGATCTATCAGCAACAGGGCTTCTTATAAGACTTTTTCTACCTAAAGCCTCATTTGTAAAACTATTAATATCAGGTTGTTTTGGTTTACCTGCAAGTTTTTTATATGCAAAACCTAAAACTGCACTAGCAATAAATGAAAAAGCAAATTGTTTAAGACCGCTAGATAATAAACCTTTCCAACCGCCTTTACTTGCAACATTTTTTATAACTACGTTTGCTACTGATTTTGCACTACTTGTAACAAAACTAACTGCACTACTAAGCCAACCCATTAGTTATCTACTCCCCAAAATAACTCTTTTTCTGCAACGCTATCAACGAACTCTAAACCTTTGTCGCCTGAGTATAAATTTTGTTGTTCCTCGTTTGTAAATCTTGAAATTCTTGGACGTTCCCAATCAATTAATCTATTTTCTATATCTAATTCTATTGTAGCAGTATCAGATAAACTGATTGCCATTGTATCTACTTTGCCTACAAAAACTATAAATGGGTCATCAACTAAACCGTAGTCATCATTAAAAAAACCTAAATAAGCAGTTGCACTAGACCCTTGATATTCAGTTGTTAAAGCAATTGAAATATATGTACTTGGTATTCCTGTTAAAGTTAATTTAACTCCGTTAGCTTGTAACTCAGATGTTTCTTCAATATCTGACATAGTTCCAATTGTTCCTGCGCCTAAATAACTTTGACTATCAAAAGTAATATTTCTATCACTAGAATTTAGATAAGTAGTTCCACTTGGAAACTCTAATTTTAAAAAATAAATTGGTCTTAAAACATCATCGTTTAAAACGTTACTATTATTTGTAGAAAGCGTCTTAACCATTTAAAAAACCTCTAAACCACTAAAACTTATTCCATAAATATTAGAATTATTAATATTATAACTTGTACTATCGCCTAATAATTTCATTGTGCATACAGGATTAGTCGTCGTTATACTTGCGTCGTTTGACGGACTAGACCTTAAACTTGGTACAAAATTAACTGTTACATCGCCTGAACTGTCTGTTGTTGCATTAGCAGTTACCATTTTTAACTCACTATTAACTGAAAAAAAATCCCCTGCTTTTAAAACTAAAGTTGAGTTTGCCCCACCGTCTAAAATTAAGCTTGTTCCTGTTTGACTTGCACCATTAACTAATAAAGTTGACCCTGCAATCGTGCCTGAGGGCGAACGATGGTTTGGGTCATAAGCACTAAAACTATGTACTCTACCTTGTAATCTTTGTAAAAATCCTATGTATTCTAAAGCATTTGTTTTACTCATTGGCGGTAAATTAAATGTTGCATACCACCTAGCACCCGTTAATTCTGAAACTTGAATACTGCCTGATAATGGACTTTCAAAAACTTGATTATTATTTTCTAATCCAAATTCTACTGAACTAAAACCAACTGTTGTCGGTATTGAATAAGTTGCCATTATGCTCTAACTCCTAAAGATCGTGCTACTGAACCGCCTCTATTTCTAGCGTCTATAACTCCGTTTAATGCCTCTTGTTTTATTAAAGGTAACATTCCAAATATTTCTGCTTTAGCAACGTCTGAAACACTAGGCATAATATTTATTTCTTGAACAACTTTAATACTATCTGAACCACCTAATTTATTATTGGGTGTTATGTAACCTGACTTGTTAGGTGTAAATATTTCTGCACCACGTTCGCCAACTAAATATGATTGACCTTGTGCAACTGCACCACCCATAGCTTTTTTACCAGATATAACATTACCAATACCACCAAAAATATCGCCGAAAAAACCCCCTATTGCTTCGCCTAACGGTCTTGTTACTGCAACTTGATAAGCTATTCTAATTATATCTTGACCAATATTAGCCAACGTTTCTCTAAAACTTTTAGCTTCAAAAACTGCTTTTTCAAAATTACCTGCAATTGTACTACCAAACTTATCACTAGCATTATCTAAATTAACAATAGTTGCGTGTAATTTTTTATATTTAGGATTAAGGTCATTTATTTTCTTTTTATTTTTATCAAAACTTTCGCCTAATTTACCATTTGTAAATAAATAATCTAACGTTCCGTCCCTTAATAATTCTAAACGAACTGACATAGCTGAAAAATCTACGTTTGCAGTTTTTATATGTTTTATATCATCTTTAAATACTCTAAAAAAATTTCTCATGTCAGTTAAAGACGCACCGATCATATTTTTAAAATCTATAACTGCATTTATTGTACTTTCAAAAGCTTCAATAGTTATGATAGCAAAATTAAATAATTTTTCTGCACCCTCTTTAGCAAATTCTGATATTCCGCCGTTAGCGTCCTCAATTGAAGTTAAAAGTTTTTCTCTTAAATTGTCTGACAATTCTTGAAACGCAGGGCTAACATAAGCAACAATTTGATTAACAATATTTGCAAATACCGTTTTCATTCTTGTTACACTATCGTTAAATTGTTCTACTGCTTTAACTTGTTGCGTATTTAAAGAACCAAATCGTTCGCTTTCCTCAGCAAATTTCTTTAACGCCTCTGAACCACCGTCTAAAACATTAATTAATTCTGCACCTCTACCACCAAAAAGTTCTTGCGCGTATTTTAATTTAAGTGTGCTATTTTCAACTAAATTTAATCTATCAGCGACAAGTTCTAAAATTCCCATTTGGTCGCCTGACAAAGCGTTTGCGTCTGCAACAGAAATACCTAAATCTTTAAATGTTTGTGTTGCTTCCCCTGTCCCGTTTAAAAAATCTCCAAAGTTATCTGTTAAACGTCTTGTTGCTTTAGCAAAAGTTTCAAATTCAATACCGCCAACCTCTGAGGCTAACTTCATGGTTTGTAAATCTTTAACTGCTATACCTAATACGTTTGACATTTTGCCTAAACGATCGGTAGCAATTAAACTATTACGAACTAATAAACCTAACCCTGCTAAACCAACTGCACCTGTTAAAGCGGTCTTAAAACTAAATACGGCTTTAGTAATACCTTTTAATCCCCGTCCTATCTGACCGAACGCCTGTTTAGTCTTATTAACGGCGGTTATTTTAAAATTTATTCCTTTTTGAGCCATATTATTTTTTGTTTTTCATTTTATCTAATTGAAATTTATCTTTTTCAGCTTTAACTTCTAAGTACATAAACCAACTATCGTATTCTGCTTTTGACATATTAAATATGTCTGCAATATTTTTATTTAGCTTTTCTGCTAAAAAAAATATCGCGTAAAAATCAGGTTCTAATCGAAGTTTTTTTTTACGTCGTCTGCGTTGAACTCGTTAATAATGAAAGACCCTAAGGTTTTTACAATATCTACGTCTGCTTGATTTAAAAGTTTATCTTTATCAGCTACGCTAAATGCTTTATCGCCATTTTCTTTTTCGGCTTTCATTATTATAGCGTCAACTAACATTGTTATCTCATCTTTTTTTGCTGATTGAAATAATCGTCTTGTTTCGTGTACTGTTAATGGACTAATCCAATAAGTAACACCCCACTCATCAATTGTAACTGTTCTTTTTTTCTTATCTGCAAAATGTGAAATAACTTTGTCTATATCTGACATAAATTATTATACTGTTCCGATTGTAACTGCACCTGAAACTTGGAAACCAATAGTTCTTTCAACTATTCCGTCGTGCGTTTGTGAAACACCAACAGAAGTTATGATTGCGCTTCCTGTATAGTAAGTATCGCCTGAAGTTGCGCCCTCAGGGTATAAATTTAAAGTTACTGTTGCACCAATAGAACAAGCGACTTGACCGTTAGTATCTGTTTCGTCCCAAAAACAATCCATAGTTCCTGAAGAACTTGATTGTGTAACTGAGTATGTTTTAACTGTATCGCCTAATTTAGTTGTTTCAACCGTGTCTTGTGTTTGGTCTAAAGACCAAGACTTTAATTCTGCAACTGCATTTGAGCCAACTTTTACTGTTCCTTGTGAGCCTGTATGTGTAGCCATTATTTGTTATCCTTATTTATTGTTATTTTATTTTTTGTTTGTTTGATAATTGGACTAGAACCCTCTTTAGACCAACCGTTTTTTTCGTAACGTTCTAAGTCCGTGTCCCATATCTCAATTTTATTATCGTCTTTTACGACTATAATTCTTTTTGCCATTATCCTAATACCTCAGGGTTAATTTTTGTTGTTATATAGTGAACATTAAACGTCATTTTAATAACGCCTAATTGTTGATTGCCTATATTCTCTAATTCGTATTCTGTATTTGTAAGCCAAGTTTCTTTAGCGTGTCCACCTCTAGTTAGATCAGTTGCTAAAGCTATCTCAACTTCTTTTGCGATTGTGTCTAAAGTTTCATCAATATTTGATGTTGCTTTAGCAAATCCCTCAACTTGTATTTCTAAGTTTCGTTCAATCTTACCTATACTAGATAGTTCGCTTGTTTCTGTATTACTATAAATATTTAGTAAAGGTAATTTTGCTAGTTCGTTTGGATATATACGACTTTCAAAAACGTTTGAGCCTGTCGTTGTTAATCCTGTTAATGCCGTTGTAACATTATTTCTTATACTTGTTCTTTTATGAGCCATTGTTACGCCTCACTCAAAAATATTTCTGTAATTCCCGTTCCGTCTTTAAGAACATTATTTACAGTATAATTAGTAGAGTTAATAACAAC